AATTAAAAAAAAGTGCGCACCAGTTACGATGCGCACCAAAACAAAAACAATGAATGCCCAGAGTAGGGCGTCATAGAGTCGTAAAGATAGGTCGTTTATACTTTGTTTTTTTATTTTTTTATGCACATTAAATAGGTAGCCAAGATAGCCAACTTATTTTAGATTTTGCTGCTTGTAATAACTTTGTAATTACTACGCCACCGCCCACGAATCCTCCAGCAGTTAAAATAGCAGTCATTCTCGTTAGTCCTTGCATCAAGTTTAAAAACCAGTCAGTTTTTACATCGGTTTTGTTGTTGCTCTTATTCTGCTTTGTTTCTTGAACCTTTACTTTGCGCTTCGTTTTTTCGACTTGTTTAGCGACTTTTACGGCTTCTTTGCCACTATACACATAGATTGTATCACTTATCGTATCTTTTGCGCTTAAACACGCAGATAATGCGCTCTCGCAGTCGTGCAAATTGCCTCTTAACTTCTTCTTGTTGACCTGCGCTTGGCTTACGCTGAATAAAAGGATGATTAATATTGCTTTTTTCATAGGTAATTTATTTTAATAATTTACAACCAAATAGGTGTAGATGTTTTTCTTTTGCCATTTATTTCCTCAATAGTAAACCCTCTGCGACCTTTAGCAAAATTAACAGAAACCCACTCACTACTCGGACTTAAAGCCATATAACTGTTGTATTCAAATTTAGGATTACTGGCATCTTGAATGTGCTGGTGCGAATCGCCTTTACAGAATACCACTTTATAGTTGTGTAATTTATGGGTGTCGATGTAGCTAATTATATGGTCTTTAGCTTTGTCATTTAGTTGTGCCTTAAAGCCAAACTTCATAAACTCTTTCTCCTTTCCGTGTGACAATAAAAAACACCAATCGTTTATAAAATAGTGTGAAATAAACTGCGGGTAAATATTGTATTCAACATTTGGCAGCAAGTATTTCAATGTTTCTTTTGCACCAATATTCACTATGTGTTCAAAATCGCCACCGTGATTAGAGTTTACGACATTGTGAAACTCTAGAGGAACACCAAGTTCCGCTAATTCTTTAGCTAATGTAACTTTAAACTTAACCCCAACATTATAAGCTTCAACATTGCTCATATTCTGCGGTATTTTATGGTTTCTTCTCGTTGTCATTGCATCGAAGCCATCCATGAAATCCCCATAGTCATCTATAACTATTTTACAATGCCCATCAAATTTGTATTTAATTTCCGAAACCATTATTTCAAGCGTTTCGAATAATAATTTTTCATTCCAAACTCCATTGCCGTACAAATCATTTTCAATGTGCATCGCTATGTGTAAATCCGTATACACAACCCTTAACACTTTATTGCTCGTAGGAGTGATTTTAGGCAAGTTTAAAGGCTTTAAATTACATTCCTTTAGTGTTTGCTTTATTAAGTCTTTATTTAGCTTAAAAAGGACTTTATTTTGGCTTTCTTTGGATGTCTTTACCCATTGAGTGCCGTGAGCAATATTTGTGGTAAGTCCTACAACATCTAACCCATAATCTTTAGGGTCTAAAAATTGTTGTTGTTGTAGCTTTTCAGTTCTACTTACTACATTGCCATTTTTATCGTAGCTTCTTTTTACTTCAACAAAATCTCTGTGGGTGTAATAATACTTATTAAGGCTCTTGTGATGTAATCCAGTAAGTTCAGCTACTCGCTTGAACCACTTGTTATTGCTTTCGTTCTTTTGTCTTGGGTAACTATTTAAGGCGTTTTTACAATTCATTATTTTTGTGTTTTTTCGTAAAATTCAAGAAGCCTATCGTAATAACATAAGAAAGTAATATTACCTGCGTTGGCTTCTAAAAAAGATATGTGATTCTGCACGAACTTTTCAGCATCCAAGATAGTACCGCTATCCAATTGCATACCATCGTATTGTTTTAGTTCTAAATCGTTTAGCTTTTCTTTTAACTCGTGTAGTTTCACGCTTTAAATATAAGGTATTATTTGTATTTTTCTATTAGGTGTTTATATTCGGGTATCGCATCGAAACTCGGGCATTCTTTTATCCTTTCCCAGCTATCAATTTTGCCATTTAGGTTTTTATCTGGCGATATATCACGATGCCCTAATATTTGTACATTTTCTATGCTTTGAAATTGTTTAAGATATAGTAAGGCATTTTCTATTTCGCATATTAATGCCTCTTTCTGCGCTTCTGTGCGACTATCTTTTGCCTTGTGTACGTTTGCCCTATCCACTCCACCAATGTAGCAGATATGAATGCTTGTGCTATTGTAATACTTAACTCCGTTAGTGATATTCTCGTATGGTGCTAACTGGAATACCTCGCCATCTTCAGCGATTATACGATGATAGCCAACAGACTTCCAGCCAATAGATTTCCAATGCCGTTTAATGCTTTCTACATCGCCAAACCCAGCAGAACAATGAATAAAGATGCGCTTAATTAATCTCATTTAAATCGTTTGCTCCACCATCTGCGTATAAATAAAGAAATTACCAAAATGGTAATAGCCGTAAAAATACTCGTTATGCTCCGGAATATCTCTTGTGCGTAAAAGTTAGTTGAGATTTGAAAAGGCAAAGTAAAATAAACGCCCATTCCAGTTGAAATGGTTAGGAATACATCCACAATTTTGTTTTTAAAACTTTCCGTTTGTAGTGACTGAATTAACAAAATTGCACCTATTATTACTTTATCCATCTTTTTATTTTTGTGCGTTTCTAATTAGCTTCGCTTTCTTCAAAATTACTTCTAGCACCCATCCAAAGGATAAACCGAAAATGTAATAGATATACATAGGGTTCTCGGTCTTCATCGCATCTGGTAAAAAGTTTAAACCTAACCAATGCACCAAATCTTCAGTAAATACGATTATAGGAAAACACATTAAGAAAAACGATACAACACTATTGTAATTGTCAAGCCACCAAAAAGAAAAAGATATATCTAATGGTGTTCTGTCGGAATACCTATCTCTAATCGTAAACTGAAACCACTTGCTTGTCACAAACGCCAAGAAAAGGAAAAAGAAAGCAGCCAAAATAAAGCTACTTTCTATCCCATTAGTAAAGTAATTTTGAACGTAGGTGCTATCCATTACATTATAATTATCTTGTTAATTATTTCATCGTGTTTTGGCTCACCTTTCCATAAAGTCGGTTTGGTGTTGTCTAAGTAGGTAATCATTTGCCGCTTATACTTTGTAGCCATATTCATTGCCTCACGTTTAGCGAACTCTACGTTAGCTATCTGCTCGTTACTACCTTGTGCCGTTTGTGCGCCTTTATTGCCAGTTTTAATATGATTGGCTTTGCTCAAGTATGCTTTTACATTATAAGCGATGTAAGGCTTTAAGTAGGTGTCTATAAGCGTAGTATAACTCGCTGGATTAGCTACCACATCATCGTAAAAATCAGCACCAAATAAAGATAGAACCTGCTCCCATTCCACTAACTGAATCAAGTTATCTTTTACGGCATTCATATCAAACGTATTACTGAATGCTAACGCTTTTATCTCTGCTTTACTCGCTATCATTTCCCACTATTGTTTTAGCTTGTTCGTCATCCATTCCCATCATCATTAGCAACTCATATACTGCCGCCTCTCCGATTATATCCTTTTTCTCTAATAACGTAGTAATAGCCGCCAAGTCGTTAACTACGTTCATCGGTGACTGATTGTTGAACATTACTTCACCCTCGTATGCAGTACCTTTAAATGCTTTCTGCAAGGCTTCCATAATAATATCCTGCTCGTTTCTAATTAATCTTTCTGCTAACTCCCACTCATTACGCAGTTGCTGATTGTTGCCAAGTACACCAGCACTCTCTAAACCTGCTAAACTTCTAAACCAGCTACACGCTTTAACGATGTTATTCTCAACTAACTTCTGCAACTCAATAAAGCTACCCTCTTTTTGCATAGGGTAGGTGATGTATTCGGGTGCTTCAACATCTCCGCTCTTTGGTACGATTAAACTCTTACCGCTTCTGCCTTGACTTGTTCCTTTTAGCTGACTTTCTAACTTTTGCTTTTGTCTTGCTAAACCTTTCTCTGCATCTCCATTCGCATCGGTAGTATCTCCAAAGTCAAACATTAAAATACTTGACAAAGTTACTCCGTTCTCGAACTGATTAGCGTTATATTGACCTATAAGACTCTCTACTTGAGCATCGAAAAAAGCACCGCTCCACATAGGCAAAGGGTAATCTATCATTCCGCTTTCATATTCCATAATAGGAATAATCGTTCTGCCCTCTTCATCGTAGTTTGGGTATAATGTGCGCTCTATTGG